TAAAGTATTATTCAAGTCATACTTTGGTGACCAATTATCAACTCCTGAATTTGATTTCTCTGATATCAGAGCAAAAGGAGCTCAACTTGTAACATCAGGTGGTAAAGCACCAGGTCCTCAACCGTTGAAAGATTGTCTTCACAAATTAAAAGGTATGTTAGAGGCAAAGGAAGATGGTGATAAATTATCTTCAATTGAAGTTCACGATATGGTTTGTCATATTGCAGATGCAGTTCTTGCGGGAGGAATCCGAAGAGCAGCACTTATTTCGTTATTCTCTGCTGATGACCAAGAAATGATTTCTTGTAAGTCAGGTTCTTGGTGGGAACAAAATCCACAACGTGGTAGAGCTAATAACTCAGCAACATTGTTAAGACACAAGATTACAAAAGAATTCTTTATGGATTTATGGAAACGTGTTGAAGCATCAGGAGCGGGTGAACCGGGTATCTATTTCACAAACGATAAAGATTGGGGAACTAATCCTTGTTGTGAAATTGCACTTCGTCCAAACCAATTTTGTAACTTATGTGAGGTAAATGTTTCTGATATTGAATCACAAGAAGATTTAAATGGTCGTGTTAAAGCTGCATCGTTCATCGGAACATTACAGGCGGGTTATACTGACTTCCATTATCTTCGTGATATTTGGAAAAGAACAACTGAGAAAGATGCTTTAATTGGTGTATCTATGACAGGTATCGGTTCAGGTGTTGTATTAGGTTATAACATGAAAGAAGCTGCTAAGATTGTTAAAGAAGAAAATATAAGAGTTGCTGGATTAATTGGAATTAACAAATCAGCAAGAACAACAACGGTTAAACCTGCGGGAACAACATCGTTAACATTAGGAACATCATCAGGTATTCATGCTTGGCACAATGATTATTACGTTCGTCGTATTCGTGTTGGAAAGAATGAAGCAATTTACAAATACTTATCTGAAAATCACCCTGAGTTAATTGAGGATGAATATTTCCGTCCACACGATACAGCGGTAATTTCAGTTCCACAAAAAGCACCTGAAGGTTCTATTTTAAGAACTGAAAGTCCATTTCAATTATTAGAACGTGTTAAAAAAATTACACAAGAATGGGTTAGACCTGGACACAGAACTGGTTCAAATACACATAACGTATCTGCAACAATTAGTTTAAAACCTGAAGATTGGGAATTAGCTGGTGAGTGGTTTTGGAATAATAGAGAATTTTACAATGGACTATCTGTATTACCCTATGATAATGGTTCGTATACTCAAGCACCATTTACCGATTGTACTAAAGAAGAATTTGAAAAAATGTTTGAAAAACTACATTCAATCGACTTAAAAAATGTTGTTGAAGTGAGTGATGAAACAGATTTAAGTGGTGAGTTGGCCTGTTCTGGTGGTGCTTGCGAGGTTAAATAATTTATAATATGAATTTAAATAATAACAAAAGGGAGAAGTCGAATAAACTTCTCCCTTCTGATTTTTACTACGATAAGTTTGGTAATATGGTTTTTACTGAAGAATATCATATAAAGAGAGGTATTTGTTGTGGTTCAGGTTGTAGACATTGTCCTTTTGACCCTACACATATAAAAGGTAATAGAAATATTCACACTTCAATAAAAAAATAATCTAAGTATATTTATGTTATATGGCAGACGGTACAACATATGGTCTTAATTTTCCCTTCAGAGATTCTGAAAGGGGTGATTACTTAGAATTAACTCAATTTCAACAACAAGAAATAAAGGCTGATTTGATTCATCTTTTATTAACTCGAAAAGGTTCAAGGTATTATTTACCAACTTTTGGTACTAGATTGTATGAATTTTTATTTGAACCATTTGATGGTTTAACATTTAATGCTATTGAATCTGACATTAGAGACGCGGTTGAAAATTTTATGCCAAATCTTTTAATTAATAATTTAACAATAACACCCGCAGACCCACAAGAAGAATTGGACATTGCAACAGGACAAAACTCTGCAGGAACTAGTGAATCTTCGGTTTATAGATTTCCTGGTAAAGGAACATCAGAATATACAGCAAAAATAAGATTAGATTATTCTACAAATGGTTCAACATTTGCTCAGAGTGATTTTGTGATTATCAATATTTAATAGAAATGGCAAATAACAAAATATCGTACACAACCAGAGATTTCCAAGGAATAAGAACTGAATTATTAAATTACGTAAAAACGTATTACCCTGAATTAATTCAGGATTTTAATGATGCTTCGGTATTCTCGGTTTTCCTTGATTTAAATGCTGCCGTTGCGGATAACTTAAACTATCAAATTGATAGAAGTATTCAGGAAACTGTATTACAATATGCTCAACAAAGGTCTTCAATTTATAATATTGCAAGAACTTATGGTTTAAAATTACCGGGTCAAAGACCATCGGTTGCTTTAGTTGATTTTTCAATTACGGTTCCTGCCTTTGGTGATAAAGAAGATGAAAGATATCTTGGAACATTATTAAGAGGTTCACAAGTAACTGGTGCTGGTGTTGTATTTGAAAACATTTATGATATTGATTTTGCTTCACCATATAATTCTCAAGGTTATCCTAATAGATTAAAAATACCAAACTTTAACTCTAATAATGTTCTTGTGAATTATACAATTACAAAACGAGAAATGGTTGTCAATGGTATAACCAAAGTGTTTAAAAGAGTAATTGGTGCAAATGATGTTAAACCATTCTTTGAATTATTTTTACCTGAAAAGAATGTACTTGGTATTACAAGTGTATTATTAAAAAGTGGAACAGAATATACAAATATTCCAACAACCGCAGAATTTTTAGGTTTATCTAATAGATGGTATGAAGTTGATGCCTTAGCTGAAGATAGAGTTTTTATTGAAGACCCTACCAAAGTTTCTGACCAACCAGGTATTAAAGTGGGTAAATATATTCAAACACAAGATAGATTTATAACAGAATACACACCTGAAGGATTTAAAAAGATGACATTTGGTGGTGGTACAAATACTGCTCAAGACCAATTAAATCAATTTACAACACTTGGGGTTACTTTAGATTTACAAAGATATTCTAATAACATTTCATTAGGTTCAACATTAATACCTAATTCAACTTTGTTTATTCAATATAGAGTTGGTGGTGGATTAGGAACAAACTTGGGAACAAGTGTTATTAATCAAATTGGTACCGTATCGTTCTCAGTTAATGGTCCATCAGAGACAACAAACTCATCAGTAGTTAACTCTTTAAGATGTACTAACGTAACTGCAGCAGTTGGTGGAGCTGGTATTCCTTCATTAGAAGAAATTAGAAATTACGTTTCATTTAACTTTTCAGCTCAAAAAAGAGCCGTTACCGTTCAAGATTATGATTCGTTGATTAGAAACATGCCAGCAGAGTTCGGAGCTCCTGCTAAAGTATCAATAACTGAAAATGATAACAAAATATTAATTCAAGTATTATCTTATGATACTTCGGGTAAGTTAACTAATATTGTATCAAATACTTTAAGACAAAATATTGCCAATTATTTATCAAACTATCGAATGATGAATGATTATATTTCAATCTTTACCGCTGAGGTTATTGACTTAGGTGTTGAGGTTTCAATCGTTTTAGATTCGGCACAAAACTCAGGACAAGTAATTTCAAGTGTTATTGATAAAATTTCGACATACTTTAATCCACAAACAAGAGAGTTGGGACAAAACGTTTATCTATCTGAGATAAAGAGTTTAATTCAAAATACAAATGGTGTTTTAACTGTTGCTGGATTAGATGTATTCAATCAAGTTGGTGGTCAGTATTCTTCAGCGGAGACTTCAATGTCATATGCAGATGCTGAAACAAAACTTATTTCAACGGTTGATGATACAATTTTTGCTCAACCTTCACAAGTTTATCAAATTAGATATCCAACTAAAGATATTAAAGTTTTGGTTAAAAACTTCCAATCAGTTACTTTCTCTTAACTGGTTTATTTATAAACACTTTAACTTATAATTAAATTGTGTGGGTACATTTTAAAAATTCCACATAAACTATTTATTAATTAAAGACATTAGATGGGTCAATCATATAGAATAAGAACTGAACTTGGTATCAATAAAACAATTAATATTGAATTAGACCAAGATTTCGAGTTTTTAGAAATTTTATCATTAAAAATTCAACAATCAGAGATTTATACAAGAAATTGTGCAAACTATGGTGTTGTTGTTGGTAGGGTTACTGCTAACAATGGATTAGGGTTACCAAATGCCCGAGTGTCTATTTTTATTCCAATTGATACTATTGATGAATCAAATCCTCTAATTTCAAGCATATACCCATACAAATCACCAAACGATAGAAATGAAGATGGTTATAGATATAATCTATTACCTTACGAAAAATCATATTCTAAACATGCCGCGACAGGAACATTACCTGGTAGATTAGATGTTTTAACTGATAATACTGTTGTGGAAATTTACGACAAGTATTACAAGTATACAACAAAAACAAATGATAGTGGTGACTATATGATAATGGGAACTCCATTAGGTGGTCAAACTTTATTTATGGATGTTGACTTATCTGATATCGGTGAGTTCTCTTTAACACCTCAAGATTTAATTAGAATGGGTTTGGCTACCGAATCACAAGTTGCTGGTAACCAATTTAAAACATCAACAGATTTAAATTCATTACCTCAAATTGTAAACATACAACAAACAGTTGATGTTGCTCCGTTGTGGGGTGACCCTGCGGTTTGTCAGATTGCCGTTAGTAGAGCGGATTTTGATTTAAGAGATAATGCTAATATTGATATTCAACCAACTTCGGTTTTTATGGGTTCAATGTTTTCAAGTCCTGATAATATGAGAGTTAGACCTGGATGTAGACCTAAAGACAATTTGGGTAATTTATGTGATTTAACAACAGGACCGGGTCAAATTCTTGCTTTAAGACAAACAATTAATATTGATAGTAATGGATTACCAATATTGGAAGTGTATCAATTAGAACAGGCAGGTAATGTTATTGATGGGGATGGTACTTGGGTTACGGAATTACCTATGAATTTGGATTATTATATTACAAATGAATTTGGAGAAAAAGTATTATCTTATGACCCAACAATAGGTATACCAACAAAATCAAAATATAGATTTAAAATTAAATGGCAACAAGCAAATACTCCAGCGGAACAAACAAGAAGACCATATTATTTAGTTCCAAACATTAAAGAATATTCTGAAACAAAAAAACATAGTTCATATTATTTTGGATTAGATTGGACAGGTTATACTGAAAATTTTCTAAGTGGTGATGACTACAATAACCGAGTTAATGAGATTGTTAATTGTGAGGATACATTTTATGAATTTAACTTTAATAGGGTTTATACGGTTGCATCATTAATTGACGAATATAAAGAAGGTGGTAGAGGTAGATTTATTGGTATTAAAGAGATTGATGATGATAGTTGTGCTTCGACAAATAATAAATTTCCGGTTAATGACGGATTCAGGAATTTTGATTTTTTATTTTTTTTATTTTCAATAATAATGGTAATTATTCAAATAATAGGACCTATTTTAATAATTGTAGGACATATAGTATTATATCTTTACAGATTAGTTAAATCTGCTTTATGTGAAATTTGTAAATTTCCTGGGCTTGGGTATGTTTGTGACAATTTAAATATTGAATGTAATAAATGGGATGCTACGATGGAATTACCAATGATTACATATCCTGATTGTCAAGCTTGTGAGTGTCAAGTAACAACAACAAACCAAGTACAAAAACAATATTATGTTTCGGGTGCTGGTTTTTTAAGTTATACTTCTAGTCGTGAATCATATATTAATTATTTTAAATCGTATTTTTCGGGTACTTCTATCGATGAACAAATACTTAATTCAAATGCTTTTTGTGATGCGACAGGTGGTTTGTCTACAATTTCATCCTTTACCTTTACTCAATCAACAAACTGGACTACAGATACATATAGCATTTATAAAATTACACAATCTCAACCATATGTAATTCCAAATCAGACTTATAGTAAATTTGCAATATCAAGTACATTACCATTAGGTGAAAGAATAAATATATTCAATGGTAGATACAATTATTTTACTGGACTTAATAAAATAAAAGTTTCAGTTGAACCTAATTCAAATATTGGTAAATTTCATTATGACAATACACTAACGGTTTTAAGTAATCAATCGTTTACATCAGGTGATTTGGTTACGTTTGTTAATCCTGCAACAAGTTCAGATGTTAATTGGGCATACTCAGGATTTACTTTAGGTGGTATTAGTGGTAATACAAAAGGTTATGTTGGTGGAGAAACAACGGTCAATGTTGTTTATGCTGACACTCAAATAACTGAAAAAACAGTACAATATAGTTTACCAACAGGTTCAACAATAACAAATTATGAATTTGCATCAGATAGAGAATATTTTCAAGTTGTAACCGCTATTACAGTATCGGATGCGGTTACTTTATGGAAAAATTCAAATGTTAATGTGGACAATCAAAATAGTTTTCCCGGTATTATTAGTACTCAAACAGTGATTGATTGGTTTGGTGAAACTGCTGGACCTGGAAGTTCTTGGAGTTCTGCTTCATACAATTTTTCATTATTTGATACATATCAAAATTTTGGAGACCAATACATTGTTATTTTTCAAAGAGGTGTTGACCCATATTCTCCACTATATGAAACTGAGTATGATTTAAGTAAAATATTTGGTAAAGAGGATTTTGCTAGTGATGATAATTTTGTTGTTAAAACTAAAACAAGATTAAATATACCAATACAAAAATTACCTGATAATAATCAAATTGCGGTACAAAAATTTACAGGACAGACCGATATGTTTTATTCATCATATTTCTTTGAACCAGGTATCGTTGGTAATACAACACCTGGATATACATATTCGGGATACTCTTCAACAAGTACGGGATACTATGGAATTGCTGATGCCTATTACTCATTTTATTTTAATATTGTTGAATCTCCATTTGTTTCCAATAGTAATATACAAGGTATTAGTACAATTACATCAAATGCTTTGTATTCGTATGATATTAAACCTGGTAAATATAATAATGGTGAAGAATTATCAGGACTTGGAAACATGTATATAACACCATATACTAATACTTGGTCTAATTCGTCAAGTCCTATTGTTAATTTCACAAGTTATACCGTTATACCTGCAAATTATTCGTCTTTTGTTGAACTTCCGGTTAATGGTGGTCCTACTTTTACTTCTAAACTTCAGGATAGATTAGTAAGACCAAAACCAACGTTAATGAGTAATGGAAGTTTAAATGTTATGAGAACTGATAGATTACCTAGTTCTGATGTGTTGGATGGTTATGATTGGGAATATGGTTGTGCATTATTACAACAAAATTTAAAATTTGCAATCTATGGAATAGATGCTAAATTTGAAACGTATAGTGGACCAAGATATAGTACAGGTGCGAGTATTGTTACAGCAGAAATAGATGGACTTCCAAATAGTGTTACTGTTGCCGAAACATTTACTTGTGAAAATATGGTTGGATTAAGTTGTTATGAAGGATTTGGTTCTAATTTTCAGGTTAATCAAAATTGTGTTACAAGTGACCAAGTTGTTAATGGATGTTATGTCTTTTTTCAAGAACCATTAAATTTAGGTAAAGATTTAGGGTCATTTAATGAATGGGGTTATAGGTTTAGATTTTTCTATGGTCTTTGTAGAGGAGTTTTATCACAATCATTTACAAATAATTGGATTAATGGTTCTTTATTTGCATTTCCAATTCAAGTTAATACTACATACGATAAAAATAATAAACCAAAATTACCGGAATATTGTGAAAATTTAGTTTATTTTGATAGTACGACTAATAATTTTTATTATAGAAGTAGTCCATATCAACAATCACCAATTCCTAAATTTATTGGTATTGATTCTCCTGATAGTGGTGTTAATGATAGAAATTTATTATTTCCAACAACAATAATGAATTTAGGTATGAAAGATTATTTTTATTCTGAAATAACTTTTGACCCATCAACTAAAGGATATGTTATACCAAATATAAATCCAACTAGTTATAACGATACATCAGACTTAATTAATTTATTTGTTATTTCAAGAATAACTGATGAGAATTTCTTACAAAGAATAATTTCGTTTGGTGATAATTCATTAAATCAATTATTTTCTAGATATGAAAATGACCCAAGAAAAAGAAGAATTGATGGTGATTTGGCTCAACTATTATCTATCAATTCTGAGGTTGGTGTAATTGGATTTTCTCAAGAATTTTATAATGATAATTCCGTTCAAATTTTGGGAACTGCAAATAATCCAGTAATTGCTGTTTGGTTTTCATCTACAACTGAAGATTTACAGATTAAAGATTATATTACACCTGGTAGAATTAATTTTAGAACTACTGATAATTTAAATAACTTTCCATTTACGTATGGAATTAAATCACAAGTTGTTCCTTTTTATCAGTGGAATATTGACACGTCGACTGGTAGTACTTCTGTTAATGTATTTGGTACTCAATATAATAATTGGGCAACCAAAGATACTGATATTGTTCAAGGTAGAGCTTATCAATCTAATGATAGGGAAAGAAATCCTGTATCATCACCGTCTTATTTTTTAAGTCCAAATGTTGATTTAAATACGGTTTCTGGAGAAACAAGTGCTAGAGGTTATATTTTTGGTGTTGATTCTGACGGTAATTATTCTACTCTGGGTACATTAAATAATAAAGTAATGGTTGGAGCACCATTCCAATTTTATTTTGGTGTTACTAAAGGACAAACAGCTTTAGATAAATTTAAAACAAAATACTCAATAAGTGAATAAGTATACAATCATACCAAGTAGTCAACAATATAAGTCGGCGCCTGCTGTAGACCAAGATATTGATATTTCGTTAAATCAAAAAACTCGATTACTGACTGAGTTTGATAGAAGTGCTAGTATTAATTTAGAACAAGTTTTTGATAATGAAAGACAGGCGTGTACGGTATTTAGACCAACGTTTAAGTTAACGTATCTATATGATAATACACTTAGTGGTACAACAAATTACTTACCATTTCAATATAATTTATATTATATTGACCCAATATCATCTATGCAATCGGGTTTTTGGTATGGGTTTCCACAATATTATGAATTTGATTTTTATAGACCTGATGTTAAAGACCAACACATTTCATATAAAGCAAAAAGTGCTTACACATATAATTGGACTTATTATATAAGTTATCCGTATTCAAACGATTATACTAAACAATTAGAGTATTCATTAAATAATGATAATAGAAGTTGGATTGCCTCAGAAGGTATTCCATTTGTAATTAACAATTCAACTCAGAATGGAAATGGTATTATTCAATTCCAATGTATTGCTCCTCACGGATTAACTCCTGGTGAATTTGTTAAGTTATCGTTTTTTTATAATGAAATTGATACATTCCAAGTTTACTCATTAGGAAATGATTTATTTGATAGTGATGTTTATATATTTAATATATTCAATATTGGATATACTGGAACAACATTTAGTAATGGTGTTAGTGGTACTTTCAAAAGAGTTATAAACCCCGAAAATTATCTTGAAACAACTTCTAAGTATTATGTTAGACAACATAAGATAATGACAAACGTAGGTGATTGTATTATGACTAAAGCCGGTTTTGAAAAGAATTTATTTACTGAAGAAAAGAAATTAGAATATAGTTCAATAACACCAAATAAGATTACCCGAATATCACAAAAAACAAGTAGTAATTCTTATAATGTTACGTTGGCTTACGATTTAAATTTATTAAACATAACGGACAATCAAAAGAGACCGTTAACTGAGATATTTTTAACTGTGGTTAATAAAGGATATACTGGATATTTTAATAAACCAAGTTCATTTGAAATTAATAAACCTTATGTTGGTATTGGGTTGAAACAGGGTTGGCAATTTAACATTAACCCAACGGCAACTTCTTGGTGGCAAGATGATAATCCAACATCAAATACTAATATAAAAACTTCGGGATATACTTTAACAAGTGGTGTGACCAAGAACTTTTATTATAACCAAGACTTAATGTCGGGTGATACGATTGATGGAGACTTTTGTGAGTGGAATGATTATGAACAATTGGAAAGAGTTATTTCACCATATTTCCACAAGTTAAAGTTTAATCAAAATGTGTTCCAAACATCTTTAAAATCCTCTACAAATTTCTCTACGGAAGAAACTTTAACAACCAATACTACTTCTGTAAATGTTGATAAAAACGCTCCTGGATATTATTATCAGCCACATCAATCGATGTCAATCAGAGTTTTTTCTGATTATGTTGAGACAGGAGATTTGGGACTTATTCAAGGAGTACCAAGTTATTCGTATTTTTCAAACGCCGACCAACAGTTTAGATGGAGGGACCTATATACTTATGGTTTTATAGATAACTTACAACAAGGTGTTGATTATCCTTTTTTAAACTCAGCACATTACCCATATAGTAATTCTAATTTTAGATTAATACCTGAGGGAATAAATTATAATGAAAACTTATTGGGAATTAATTTCCCAATCAAACCTTTGATAGATGGATGTGAATAAGTATACAATACGACAAGATGGTGGTTTAACAGATAAGACCATTACATTTCCAATTCAATTAGATTGGGATTATTCTGGTTTGGACCAAGCTATTGACGAGTTTGAAGTTGAAGCAATCAATAAAGTTATTGGTGTTGGTAGAGACTTTGAGGTGACAAGATTTGCTCACGCACCACAAAATACAGTAACTGTCAATTTAGATGAAGACTCTTTACCAATATCTCCAAGATATAATCCAACGGATGACACATATATTCAATATCAATTTTATTTCCATTCAGGTGGAACATCTGTTAATAACGTAAATAACTGGAGTATTGATTATCGTCAGGAAGGTTTTACCGCTCAAGAGATTTTCTATTATAATAACAACTTTTCAAATTCATTTTTTAAGTTGGACTTATATGATAGTGTGGACGAGAAGAAACAAACAAATTATGTTACAATAATTCTTCCAACTCAACAAGGACTTACAATGGAGGCCCCAATGAATAGAACAAACGTTGAAATTAAAAAACCAGATTTTGTTTTGGACTATGTTGGAGATAAGGAAGGATTTTTTCTTTATTGGTTAAAGAAGAGAACGTTTTTGAATATTAGAACTTTTTATATGACGGCAAAGTTTTATGATGCTGAAAAAGGAATTTTTGTAAAGATGATGAATATGCCTCAATCGGTATCATCAGGAACAACAACCACATTTGATAACTCAAGATTTTTCTATTATCGAGTGGAACTTGATTATGAAAAACAAACTTATCAGGTGTTTAATACAAACCCCGCCCAAAACATATACAATAATTACGGTCAAAGAGCGGGAACTTCGGTTCCCATAAAGTGGTATGAATATATTAACCCATAATGGAAAATGTTTATAATTACATAGTATCACCGGAGAACATTCGTGGTGATTTATTTAGGGTTGACTTAAACGGTCAAAATGTTAGTGCCACATACACTGGAGTTACGATTGGAGTTTATTCTGCGATGACTGAGGTATTGAGTGCTGGTCCTAATGGTAGTTCATTATTGACGGGACTTACAATTCCGATTATGATAACTCAGAGTGCTACTGATATGGGATATTATAGTCCGTTTGATGGTGCTGTATTAC